GCCAGGAAGGTCTCGACCTGGCGGCGGTTGCTGGTGTCACCCAGCTCGCCGGACGCGAGGAACTGAATCAGGGTAGAGGTCGCCATTTTCTTAGCTCTCCGCGTTGATGATGACGCCGTGCGAGGCGAGGTGCCCGGTGACGAGCTGCATCCGGTTGAAGACCATAGCGGCCTCGGTCGCGGTCCCGGGGACCGGGAGCATGTCGGAGACAGTGAAGAAGCCGTCGGTGTCCGCGTAGAGCTGGAACATGTCGGAGCTCAGGGCGTACGCGGAGACGACATCGCCGGCCGCGTTGGCGAAGCCGAGGTTGGGCTCGACGTAGATCCGAGCGCCCCGCCACATGCCGACCATGTCCTTGTCCAGGGTCTCGCGGTCGCCGGCGCTGATGTACTGCACCGAGGACTGCTGAAGGCCCATGAAGGTCGCGTACATCGCCGGGGACATGAGGAGGATGTCGGGGAAGGTGCCCGCGGGGTGGTAGATCTGGCAGTTGATCATCAGCTCGTCGATGTGGTTGAGGGCGAGGGTGCCCGACGAGTTGAAGATCTGGTTCTGCCAGTTCTGCGCCTGGTAGGTGGACTTGGACAGCCCGCCGACCGTGTTGGTCGCCTGGGAGCCGAAGGCGGCGCTCTGGAACCAGCCGGTCGTGTCGACGGCGACGGCGCTGGTGCCCATGCCGTTCAGGGTCTCGAGGGAGCCGAGGACGGAGGAGTCGCCCTTGATGACCTGCTTCGAGACTTCCTTCTTCAGGGAGAGCATGACGTTTTTCATCTTGCTCTCGAGGATGTTCACGACGGCGAGGTCGCCCTTGTTCGCGGCCTTCTCAACGGCCGACAGGACGATCGGCTGAGTGAAGTTCGCGTACTCGAACTTGGCGCTCTGGAAGGGGTCGGTGACGGCCATGCTGACGGGCTCGAAGCCGTTCGTCAGCTCGGTGATCGAGGAGTGATCGCCGAAGATCACCGGCTGCTCGACGCGGAGACCGCCGGAGACCTTGATGAGGTTCCCGTGCTCCTCGACGGCGCGGAAGAGGGGATGGGCGAGGTAGGAGTTGTCGACCAGCTTGTCTCGAAGGAGCTGCAGCGTGGTCGACAGAATGGACTGAGTGGCCATGATAGGGGGCTCTCCGTCTGTCGGTTACGGTTTGAGTTGGCGTAGCAGGAGGCGTATTCCGACTGACGGAGTGCCGAGAGCGCGCGGAGTCCTCGGGAGGGTGCTCCGGTTGGATGAACCATACCGGCCCGCGCATGATTATGCAAAGCCTTAGCTTTGTCGGTTCATGCTCTCCGCGAGCTTCAGGATGTCAGCGGCGCTCATGTTCTTCAGCTCCGCGCGCTGCGGACGACGGACCGCAGCGCCGGCGCGACGGGGCGCTCCGGTTCCGGTCATCGCGGCCTCGCGAGCAGCTCGCCGACGCGCCGACGCCGACTCGCGCTCGGTCGCCGCGGCCTCGCGCGCTCGTCGCCCCTTCGCGGCCCAATAGGCGGTCTCGAGGTCGAGGCTCTCGTTCGCCTCGAGCATCGCCTGAACCTGGTCGCGGAGCGCCTGGTCGGTCTTAAAGTCGGGGTTCTCGACGAGAAAGGTCTGATAGGCGTCCTCGGCCTGCATCGCCTGATATTCGCTCTCCATCGGGTCGAGGACCTCGCGGAGCCGGCGCGCGACCTCGCGCTCGATGCGCGCTTGAATCGTGGTCTCGTCGAAGGGGTCGTACTCGGGAAGCTCGCGGTCCTCGGCGAGCGCGGCCTTGCCCTTGAGCAGCGCTTGACGCTCGCGGAGGACCTCGCGGCGCTGCTCGGCGACCTCTTGAGTCTTGCGCGTGTAGTCGGCCTGCATGTCCCGCATCAGGCGACGGATGTCCGGGGGTACCCGCTCCATCGCCTCCGACCAGGACAAGCGCCGGCGCGACCCGTCGGCCTCCTCGAGCTCGACGTCGCCCCCGTCGGCCTGGTCGTCGACGGCCTCGACCGGCGCCGCCTCGACGGCCGGCGCCTCTTCGACGGCCGGCGCGCTCTCGGCGCTGGCGTTGACCTCGGCGAGTACCGCCTCTGCAATTGACTGATGATCGCTCATTTGAACCTCCTAAATGCGAGCGAGGAAGCGGCCCTCTCGGAACCGCGAGAAGCCGGGGGCCGGCGTGAAGCGCTGTAGACGCCCCCCGATCCGCACCCGGTTGACTTGAATCTTCGGCGACTTGATCCGCTCAAGGATGAACGTTCGCCAGCCCGGGAGCCGGCGCGTCGCCGACGCCGAGCCCGGGAGTGTCCACATAATCAGATACCGGCGCCGACCGCGCTGGACGATCGCGTGGGGGTTGCCGATGCGCCGGCCGGTCCTCGGCGTGTCCTCGTTCGAGTACCAGAATGCGACCGTCTGACGGAACTCGATCGCGTCCTTCAGGATGCCCGAACGGCCGGAACGCTGGAAGGGGTCGGCCCGCTCCGTCTGAACGCTCGACGCTCGGCTCGCCAAGGAGGCGAGACCGGCGCGAGCCTTCATCGCGGAGCGGAGCGAGATCATCAGCGCATCCGAGCGCCGAAGTCGTAGTCCTCGCGCTCCATCTCGTCGCCGTCGCGCTTAATCTCGATCTCGACCTCGGTCTCGCCGGCGCCTTCGTCCTCGTCGGCTTCGAGGAAGCGCTTGAAGTCCTCGTCAGCGGCGAGCTCCATGAGGTGAGCGGTGATCAAGGTCAGCTCCTTGTCGCCCTTGAGCTCGGTCATCTTGACCGGGAAGCCCTTCCCATAGTCGTCGGCCGCGGCCTCGATCATCAGGAGGAAGCGCGCGAGGTCGTCGTCGAGCCGGACGCTCGGCTCGCTGTACTGCTCGAGCTCCGCGGCGAGGCCGAAGAGCTTCGCGACCCGCTGGACCGCCTTGGCGAGCGCTTCGAGGGTCTTCACGTTGTACGGGCGCTCGGCGTCCGGAAGCATCTCGTCGAGCTGCTCGTCGATCATCGCGTCGCGGTCCGCGGCCAGGTCGGCGAGCTCGCGCGGCATGTCGGCCGGCGCGCGAGAGGGGAAGTCGAGGGGCATGTCTAAGCTCCGAACATGGGGGACAGGGGGAGGGGTGGGCTCCCTGCGCCTTCTTCTTCTTCCGCAGAACCAGCACGCTGAAGAGGTTGAGCGAACGACTCAGGGAGCCCGAAGGTGCGGACGACTTCGGAGAGGAGATCCTCGCCGGCGACGCCGAGCTGAAGGAGGAGGGGCGTCAAGCGCTCGAGCGCGGCCCGCTTCGCGAGGTCGTTGAGCGGCGTCGTCGCCGGGTCGACGGCGTAGTACACGAAGTCGCCGGTCAAGTCGTCCGCGGAGAGGATCGTCGGTCCGACCGGGTTCGGGAGCGCGAGGGGCTCGCCTTCGTCGCCGAGGATGACGGAGAGCATGACGTTGAAGGTCATCGAGAGCGCCGAGATCGCCTCGTCGCGGGTCCGCGCCATGCGGCCGATCTCGTTCGAGGTGTAGCTCGCGAGGAGCTGCTGCTCGGTCGCCGTTGACTTCGTCACTTCGCCGCGAGTGAACGGCGCCAGGAGCCCGGCCTCTGCGATGTCGTTCTGGACTGTGATCGCGTAGCCGGCGATATCCGCGGGGATCGGCGCATTCGGGACCGGGAGCATGTTCCCGTCGAGGCCCTCGCCAGGCTGAAGGTCGACCTCAATCATCTCGCCGTCGAGGCCCTGGGAGATCTTCGCCGCGGCGTCCTCGCTTAGGAACCCGGCCTTGACGAGCCATTGCCGAGCCATGCGCCGGACGCCTTGCGCCTGATAGGTCCTCATCACGTTCAGCTCGCGGAACTGGTCGACGGAGCGCTCGACGAGCGAGTAGCCGCGGAGGGGGACGTCAGGCTCGCGCGAGAAGTAGAACGGGATGATCGGGACGATGGGCCGGCCGCTCGCCGACTTGTAAGGGATGCCCGTCTCCTCGTGAACGAGCTCCTTGTCGAGGTCGGCCGAGTCGACGTCGGCGTCGGCGTCCTGGTCGAGGGCGCCGACCTGAACCTTCACGCCACGGAAGAGGAAGCGGTCGCCGTCCTTGTAGTCAGGCGACCAGACGAGCAGCTTGTCCGCGCCGAGGTCGTAAATCTCGACGACCTTCACCCAGCTCTCGACGTCGCTCTCGTCGTCGTTGCCCATCATGTTGTCAGCGCCGCCGATGCCGAACGACTCGATCCAGCGGTAGTAGCGCCGGCCGTTGAACGACGACTTGCGCCGGCCGTAGCGGACCGCGGCCTCGCTGACAGGCATCAAGTACACGTGACCGACCCAACGTTGAGCGGACCAGCTCGTCGCCGTCGCGTCGACGATCACTTCCCAAGGAGGGAGCGCCGAGCAGGACACGCGCTTCAGGGGGTCGACGCTCTCGACCGGCGCGAGCTTCAGGAACGCGCACGGGTAGATCAACGCGAGCCGGGTCGCGTCCTCGATCTGCTCTCGGATCGTCCGCAGATACTGGTTCGCGGTCGCTTGAGCGACTTCCGGGTTCCCGCGGCCTCGAAGGTCGGGGCCGACGATGACGCCCGGGTCCTTCGCGTAGAGAGAGCCGACGTAGGACTCGACGACTTGGTAGGCCTTCGGGACCTCGGTCCGGAGGACGCCGTCGAGGTAGGGCTGATTATGCTGCCAGTACCGGGTCAGGTACAGGTTCCGAGCCTCGCGGAGCCGGTCGCGCCGGTGATTCCAGTAGGTCTCATGCTCGTCGCAGATCTCGCGGACTTGGCTTGTCTTGAGCATCAATCAACCTCGCAAGCGTAAGACGCGACGAGGAGATCCCGGATCTCGCCGCATTCGGGACGTTGGGCGCTCGATTGCCCGAACTGGAGACAGGTCGCCCATTGACAGGCGACGCCGGCCGGGTCGCCCCCGGCGTCCTCGCGGCATTGAACGGGGACCTCGGCGAGCGTCGAGCGGAGCTCGGCGTCGATGACGACCGGCCGCGCGCCGAGCTCGAGGAGCTTCGATTGACCGTCGACGACCGTCTCGAGCTGCGCGCTGTTCGCCTCGAGCGCCCTGGTCGCGGCCCGTTGACCGGCGACCCCGGACGCGCCGAAGCCCGCGCCGAAGCCGGCGAGGATAGCGACGATGACGACGATAGCGGTCGCGGGGTCCACGGTAGGGAGCTCCATTTGATCAGAACGGTAGTCCATGCGAGCGGATACGTCGAGCCCGCGCGCTCTTTATCAGGTCGTCGATCCTGGTCTTCGTCGACGCCGTCGCCTCGTTGCGCCACGTCGAAGGGACGTCGCGAAGACAGCGGTACGCGAGCGCGCAAGCGATCGCCCCGTCGTCGTGAGCGCCCTTCGGCGCTTCCGGCGCGACCTTGCCGGGGGGGATGGTAAGCCCCCGGAGCTCGAGCCAGACGGTCTGTGGCATGACTTGAATCAAGGGGAGCGCCTCGCGGAGCGTGTCGAGCGCTTCGAGCTTCGACTTCAGCGTCGTTGTCCAGGGACGCCCCCGAGGGTCGCGCCATTGGACCCGGTAGCCGCATGAGTTGAGCTCGAGGAGGAGCGCGTGGCCGTGGTTGTTCGACTCGGCGAGGACGAGCGCCTGATTGTATCGGCTCGCGACCTGAATCACCCGATGCGCCCATTGCGCCGGCGTGACCTCGTTCGAGCGCTCGAAGTACACCGGCTGACGAGTCCCGACCGAGACGACGCAGAGCGTCGAGTAGTCGCCGCCGACGCCCCCGCCGACGTCGACGCCGACGACGTAGCGGTCCGCTCGGTTCGGCGCTTCGATCTCGTTCCCGTCGATCCGCTGAATCTGCTGAAGCAGCTCGTCGCCGTAGTAGCCCCCCTCGCGACCGAGGAAGCAGTCGTCAAGGCATGCGGGGTACTCGCGACGGAACTTCGCCTCGCCGAGCGTCAGGACCTT